TTGGCTCATGGAAGCTAACAAGGCAAGAAATCACGGCGATATGGGTGAATACCATAAAATGATTGTTAAGTTTTTTAAGGTTCACCCTGAATTTGCAGTATTACATACAAGAAAATATTTCACCGTAAGGGGCGATTAAAAAATGATAGAAGTTAGAAAAATAGCAAACAAAATTAGGTATAAACAAAAAGATGTTAACGAAACCACGTACAGCGATTATGACGTTCTGCAAGCGTTGAATGAGTGCATAGAATATCTGAACAAGAGCTATGCCTTGCAGAACAGCGATTTCCTTGAAAAAGCAAGGCAGTACAGCCTTACCACAGCAGAGCTTACAAGCGGAATTAAATTGCCTGGTGATTTCATCACGATTATGAAGGTACTAAGGCAGGGAGATAAAAAACCGCTAAAGGTTGTGCCGGTGGGCGACGAGCTGAACGACGACGCTTATTTTATCAGCGGTAACAGATTATACAGCGGAGAAAAATCTATAACCCTTATTTATAAAGTGGCTATCGCAGAAATAGAAACGCTTGACGATGAATTGCTGCTACCGGTTGTGTTCTCTAACGCTATCGTCAATCTGACGGTAATGATTATGAATAACACCGATACCGTTGCTCTTACGCAAGCAGTTAACGACGCAACAGAAAGCATTATTCCTCGTCGCAGGTATTCCAACGTGAAGCAGAAAATGCCGTTTATCGTTTAAGAAAAACAATGAAAAAGGCAGGTGATAAATAATGCTTGTATCAGAAGCAATAACGGAAATAAGAAACAAGATTAATGATGAAGCGGCAGACGGAGATTTTACAGACGGAGAGCTTATCTCTTTTCTGAATGAAGGTATAGCCTACGTCAGCTCATATCTCATTACAGCCAGCAATCCTATTGCTACAAAGAAAACTACTGTTTCGGCAAACGCAACAGCTCTGCCGGACGATTTTGTTAAGACTGCAGGTTATTTTCCAATAAAAATAATTGGTAGCACTGTTGATTTGCTAGACGACAGCAAACCTGTTACCGTTAAGTATTTCGCAAATATGGCATCAGTAAAATTGGCAACAGACACTTTACCTTTCAAAAACAGCATTTTTAATACGGCTCTTATCCGTATAGCAGTTATCTATGCACTTAATCAAATGAAGTTTAACGTATCCCAGGATCAGACGTTAGCAACCGATTTGCTAGGTGTAGTTAACACAGCTTTCGGTCACGCACAATTACATACGGGGGTGATGTGAAATGACAACATCTTCCAGCTCTAAAAACATCATATCGCAACTACCGAACAGCATAAGCGGCGATGGCAAAGCCTTTGTCGCTACGCTCAAACAGACGCTATCTAAGTTAGATACAACGGCTACTTATGCAGCAGACAATATGCAGGTTGCTAAAACCGTCGAGCAGGTAATAACACTTGCCTTGTCAGAAACGCATAATACTGACAGCAACGGCTATCCGCAGAACAATATCGACGTTACTTTTGCAACTACGAATGTTACTGATTATAAATCAGCACAGGTTCACGTTTCTACGGACAACGGTGTTAATTATTCGCAGGTAGGCAGCACAGACGGTACGGCTTACGTTATTACCGGTGTAACCACAGGCACAACGTACAAGATTAAGGTAGTAGCTACTGACAGCGAAGGAAACGTAGCAGACTTTACTGCTGCGCCAACGGCGACAATTACGATTGCTGGAAGCCAGCTTGTGCCTGCAACGCCTACGCAGTTTGTTTTGACTTGGGATAAAGATGGTCCAATGTGGGAATGGTTACACGACGCTAACGCTTATACAGATTTCTACGAGCTTCGCTTAGACGGCTTGGCAGGAACGTATAACGATAACTTATTAGACCGTACACGCTTACTCTATTCTAGGGTTAATCCTGGCGTCAGAAGTGGTACGGCTTATCTATTTGTTAGAAATATATTCGGCGATTATTCGGTAGCAGCGACACATTCTTTTAGTAAACCGGTAGAAAACAAACCTGCCGTTCCTACCATTACAGCTTTGTTAAATGGCATTAGGATAGATATGGATACCATTCCTGCTACTGCAAGCGTTATTCACGTTTATATGACTATCAATACAACTACAATAGAAGAATTTGATATTGCCAGCAACGTGTTTAATTATTTCAGAACAACAGGAACGGTAACGGTAAAATACTGCTTCGTAGATACAATCGGCTACGGAGAATATTCAGATACGGCAACAATAATTTTAAAAGAGCAGATCGTTTCTGCTGACATTACAGATAATGCGATAACAGAATTAAAGTTAGCTTCTGACGCAGTAACAGAAGCTAAAATAGCATTAAACGCTGTAACGGCGGTAAAAATTTCTGACAATGCTATTACGGCAGGTAAAATTTTAGCTGGTGCAGTAGTTACAGATAAACTTGCTGCTAATGCGGTAGTAGCCGAAAAGATTGCTACGGACGCAGTAACAAGCGACAAGATATATGCAGGAAGTGTAACGGCATTAAAAATAGCTACTGACGCTGTTACTGCTGATAAGGTTCTCGCAAATGCCATTACGTCTGACAAGATTGCAACCAACGCTGTTACAGCAGCAAAGATAGAAGCTAATGCCGTAGAAGCTGACAAGATAAAAGCTGGTGCGGTAACGACGGATAAGATTTTCGCAGGCGCAATTACTGCTGAAAAAATAGCTACGGACGCTGTTACTGCAAATGCTATTCTAGCCGGCAGCATTATTGGTGATCATATTTCAGCAGGGGCGATAACAGCCGACAAATTAGCAGTAGGCGATATTGATTTAACCGGTCAGCTTGCTATCGTCGGTGGTGCGGTGAAACTTGACGAGAACGGCTTAAAGGTTACTAATGCTACAAGTGGCTCGTATAATTTATTAAACGCAGAAGGCATGAATTTTTATGATGGCAATGGCAGCAAGTTCGCAGGCATAGGACGTTATGTAAGTGGAACTGCCAACCACGGCCAATATGTAAGATTTACAAATGTTTGGGATAAAACTCCTTCGGTAGTGGTTGTTCCTAATATTTTACAGACGAATGTTAGTAGCTATAATTCTTACGACGTACAGATCGTCTGCAATGCGATAGACATAACAACGGCAGGCTTTACGGTGCAGGCTTATACCGTGTTAAAAGCAGGCGCAAGTGGCGTTATCCCCATAAACACGACGCTCTTAAATGATGTTCAGTTTAATAGCGGTAGTAAGGCATACGCTAACTATACATATACAACCATTCCCAACACTGCAACAACGGCAACGATTGTAGTTAGCGTTACACTAATAGCCTCGGTTCGGCCTAAATTTGATTATATTTGGTATACCACGGCTAATGCTGACATAGAATTATATGTTAACGATGTATTAATCGCTTCCCAATATAATATAGCAGGTTCCGGCACATATACTTCCCTGTCATACACTTCCACGCTTTCTGCCGGTACTTTTACAGCGGGCGCTACTCTTAGGACACGAATTGCCTATTGGTCACCCGTTAGAGATGGTGATAACGCACATATAACAACCAATATCGTTCAAGCACAATGCAACACTACGACAGATAACGTTATTGCAACAGGCTCGGCAGCGTTTATTTGCACCGACGCTGACAATGCTCAATACAGCTTAGAGTAAGGACGGTGACAACATGGAAAACATACAGATAAAACGTGGCGACAGCTTTAATTTTTCCGCTGCGATCACAGACGATAGCGACGTGGCTATCTCCGGCATAGCAAGCAAGCTACAATGTCAGATCAGAGATATGGACGGCAATCTGATAACAGAAATGACGATAGCCGAAGGCGGCACAGCAGGCACTTATATTTTCCGTTCCGGCGACACTTCAAATTGGCCCGCTGATGAAAAGCTGTATTGCGATATTCAATACACCGACGCTGACGGTATTATCGCAAGCACAGACACCTTCGGAATAACCGTTAGAGAGGATGTGACTAGATCGTGAAATTAAATATTACCTTTCAAAGCGGTATAAATTTAGCTCTTAATACTGTTACTCCAGGGGCGAAGGGCGAAAGCCTATCTAGTATCAGTTTAAATCACGACACAGGCGAATTAACCTTTACGCTGACTAACGGTACAAGTATTAACGTAGGCAGTATAGAAACGATTGTTGCTGCCGTCGAAGCGAAAAATGCAGCAGTAGCGCAAGCAGGTATCGCTACTACAAAGGCAGGAGAAGCGGCAACTTCTGCCGATACAGCAACAGCGCAGGCAGGCATTGCTACCACGAAAGCAGGCGAAGCGGCAACTTCTGCCGATACAGCAACAGCGCAGGCAGGCATTGCTACCACGAAAGCAGGCGAAGCTAGTACCAGCGCAGGAATAGCGACTACGCAGGCTAATTCGGCAAGTTCAAGCGTTGTAATAGCTTCGGGAAAAGCAGAATTGGCGGCCGACAAAGCTGTTGAAGCTAGCGGCTATGCTGCTGCTGCTTCTAACCAAGCTGTAATAGCTACAAACAAGGCTACAGAAGCAAGCGGATATTCTTCCATAGCTACTGCAAAAGCAGAAGAAGCTAACACTTCGGCTGTTGCGGCGGCTTTATCTGCTACTGACTCCGCTAATTCAGCGTCAAACGCAGCAACATCAGAAACCAATGCAGCAACATCAGCGACAGCGGCAGCCGGAAGTGCAAGCAGTGCAGCGGCGTCAGCAACAACTGCACAAAGCGCTGCAGAGGCGCTTACTGCAATAGGCCTATCCGTCGTTGAAGGCAAATTATGTATGACTTTTGAGGAGTGATAAAAATGTTAACTAAACCAATGCTGTTGGACGAAACCGGAAACAAGATGATTGGCTCACTTGACCGCATTGCGGCCATATTGGCAAGCGGTGCAACGTACGACTTCACACCTACCAAGCTTATAGCCCTGGTAGAATCCGGACTTGCACCATACGTATTACCAGTAGGCAGTCAGCTTATCATGCCATGGACAGACAAAAGCAACGGCAATATAGTTTATCAAATACCATGGGATGTGCTAGCGCATGAAACATGTCTTGACCCGGATGGCAACACAAAGCCATGCATGACGCTAGGGTGGCATTACACTACGCCTTACGGAGTACAATTTTCGAATTACCAGGCTTTCTATTCGGCTACAGCGGAATTGCCTGCAGGCACCTACTATATAACCGTAGGCACCAATTGGGGCACGTATTGCAAGACAGGAGAGACATATTCCTTCACTCTTACGCAGCCGGTTCCAATAGGCGGGCAGTTGAGCGGATTCGAAGGATTGCCAGATGTTAATCCTGCCGGATGGAAAGTAAAATCATGGGCAAGTAATGCGGCGTTAACACCTATAGAAACCGTATCTGTAACGGCTGGGGCTAACGGCACATCGCTTGGACAGCTCAAACCTGGCGGAGATGGAACCTTGAACTGCATACAGTCGGTAGCTTATGGTTATAACCGTTGGTCTACAAGTGCTATGCGTCAATGGCTTAACAGCGATAAAGCAGCTGGAGCCTGGTGGACACCACAGCACAAATTTGACCGCATCCCAGCCGAGCTTGCGACCAAGCCGGGATTCTTAACCGGGCTGGATGTAGAATTTAAGCAGATTTTACCAAAGAGCAAAATCACGACAGCACTCAACACGGTAACAGATATTGCACTTGGTACGACAGAGGTTACCGTGGACAAGGTGTTCTTGGCATCATTGGAGCAAATGTATATTACACCGCAGCTAGCGACAGTAGAAGGGCCAACGTGGGAATACTGGAAGATAGCCAGCGGCAGGTCAACGCCGTTGCCAATCGGCGTAGCTACACCAGAGTATGTATGTTATGGGATAGACAACACAGCAACAGCGCAATATGTAAGGATGCGTAGCGCCTACCGCACCTATAGTACCAGTACGTGGAGCGTGCACACCAGCGGTAACGTCTACCACTACACCGCTTCCACCTCGTGGCGCTGCCTCCCCGTTGTGCGCATCTATTAATCTAAATAATCGCCGGCAATCCCTTGCCGGCGGCGAAAGGTGGTAAAAAATGGTTCCCGCGAATAGGAGACAGAAAAGCAAATTTGAGGTATTGGTTCAAGCAAGAGATTTAGCAAAATACACACTAGTCATAACCAAAAACGACAATGTTTTTAAAGAGGAATACCGCACAGCTCTGACAGATGATATCGTCAGCACGGCTAAAGATATTTATATCAAAAGCTGGACTGCCAACGGTATCTATGTAAAGGATGACGCTGAATATAAATGGCGGCACAAGTTACAGGTTGAAGCAGAGCTGCTGTGTAATAATTTGCTGGCGCTGATCTCACTTGCCAAAAAAGTTTATCACCTTAAAGACAAACGCATAAAATATTGGGCGGGCAAAGTTATGTCCGTCAAAAACCTCATCAAGGAATGGAAAAGTAATGATTCTAAAAGGTATCAAGCGGTTTAACCGCTGATATATAGGCTGTAGGCTGTAAGGCTGCGTAGCGCCAACCGCACCAATAGTAACAATACGTGGAACGTGAACACCAGCGGTAACGTCAACAACAACAACGCTTCCAACTCGTGGCGCTGCCTCCCCGTTGTGATATTTATTAGTGCAAACAGATGCCTGCTTTATAGAAGCGGGGCTTTGCAATGAGAAGCACAAGAGCCGAACGCCTGGCCAATTGGCCGAACAATATCACGATGATGCCGGTGCCTCGCGAGACGTCCGGCTACCAACGTCGTGAAAAACTTAATTAATCAAATAGAACCGAGGACCCATGAACGAAGTAATTGATTTCGAGGAATTGTATACATCAGCGCATAAATGCTGCAAAGGCGTCATGTGGAAAGAATCCGCTGCAGCGTTTATGCTCAACGATTTAGAAAAAACATTAAAATTAGAAGCCGAGCTGCAAAGTGGTAAATACAAAGCTAAAAAGCCATACGGGTTTATCATCTCCACACCGAAAAAGCGAGAAATTGTTAGCATTTGCTTCAAGGACAGGGTATATCAACGCTGCTTGAATGATATTGCAGTATACCCAGCCATGGCAAAATCTTTTATTTATGATAACGCTGCGTGTCAAAAGGGCAAGGGAACAGACTTCGCACGCAACAGGCTGAAGGAGTTCTTGCGCAGGGCATATCGACAATACGATACTAACTTTTATGTACTGCAGTGTGATATCCATGGCTACTATCCCAACATGAGCCACGATGTCGCCAAGGCAGTGTTCAAAAAGCATCTCGACGCCGAAACATATAGGAGATGCGCCGAAGTGCTGGACGGACAATACCAAGGAGATATTGGCTATAATCCTGGCAGCCAAATGATTCAGATCGCTGGCATATCAGTGTTAAACGATATGGACCATTTTATTAAGGAACGCCTAAGGATTAAACATTATATAAGGTATATGGATGATTTCCTGCTAATACACAAAGACGCAGATTATCTTGAGCACTGCAAGGAAGCCATCCAAAACCAACTCACTAAAATCGGCTTCGAATTTAACACAAAGAAAACCCGCATGTATCAAGTCACTGATACGATAACTTTTTTAGGGTTTGTATTTACACTAACCGATACAGGCAAAATCTACATGACACTTGACAGCAGCAGCACCAGGCGAGAACGTAAAAAATTACGTCGCATGGTAGCTCTTTGCCGCCACGGGAAAATAGCTAAATCGAAAGTGTATACATGTTATGCAAGCTGGAAGGCTCATGCATGCAAAGGTAACTCGCACAAATTACTCTCTCGCATGGATCAGTTTCTTAAAAATTTATTTATGGAGTGTGATGACAATGGAAGTGAAACGCAATGTTGACATCGTGCAAACAAGAGCGCTTGACCATGCTAAGGGTGAAGCCGTAAGGCAACAAGCGCAGATAGACTACATAGCCATGATGACTGACGTGGTAATACCTACCGAGGAGGCAACAGCAAATGAGCAAATTTGATAGAGTAAAAAAATACTATGACGCTCGCTTATGGAATACAGAAATGGTTAAAAACGCTGTCGTGAAAGAATGGATAACTCCGGAAGAATTTAAAACAATCACGGGGAATGACTATGATCCAGCAATCTGACACACTGATAGCCACCGTAGAGCATCTGGCAACGGTGGTTGAAGAACAAGCTGAAATCATCAAAAGACTAAGCTTGGAGAACGCGCAGCTGCAGGAAGTGGAAAATGCAACGTCCTCAGTGGAAGCAGGGGCATTATATGATTGCATACGATAAGAAACTACACATTATTGTAGGCTTTCTCATTTCCCTTCTCGGCTATTATTTGTTTACTTCTTTATTGGCAGGATTTGTCTTGGCGGCATTGGCAGGCATGCTGAAAGAAGTAAGAGATAAAATTACCGGCAAGGGAACTCCGGAAGGATTAGACATTTTAGCGACAGCGGCAGGCGGTTCAATACCAACCGTTGCTGCTACTATTTATTATTTGTTAAGGTGGTGATACTATGCCGATAGAACGGCAAGAACAAGCCTTATCGTTGGTGCTTAGTGATTTTGCAGGCGGCATTAACACGGCGGCATCAGCCTATATGCTTGCCGACAATGAAGCACAACTGCTTGAAAATTATGAGTACGACTACAACCGATTACGCACAAGGGGCGGCTTATCCGCTCCAATAGCAACCTGTTCAGAGGAAACCGACGTTGAAAGCGGTTTTTACGACTTTGAAACAGGTTGTTTTTTCTTGTTCGGCAAAACGCCGACGCTTGAAACAGATACAGCGAAAATCTACAAAACAGATTTAACCACGACCACATACTTAGGCAAGCTGACCGGCAGAGAGCGACCTGTCTGCTGCAAGTACGACAGCAAGGTATTTATCGCTTCCGGCGATCATTATCAAGTTTACGACTATGTGGCAGGGCTTTCGACAATCGAAAACAGTTTCTTGACGGATAATATCTTTGAACGTTTCGGACGTATTGCTACCACGAAGCAGGGTGATGACAATCAGCACTATTCTTCGACAGGCGACGCTACAAGCGCTGCTGCCTGGACAGACAACAGCAACGATGACAGCACGGCAAAATGGTTGGAAGTAGGCTACAAGGACGGCGGTGATATTGTCACCACGAAACCGCTTGCCAACGATTTAATGGTATTCAAAACTAACGGTAAAATTTATCAAATCAGCGGCGAATATCCTTCCTGGGTGTGCATGGTTGCCGGCGCTAATTCAGACGTACAGGCAACAAAGAAAAGTATTGAAACCGTTGGCGACAACATTGTGTTTATGACACAATCCGGCTTGAAGTCACTAGGAACGGTATCAACCTACGGCAATTTCAGCATGAATGAAATAGGCTACAAATTTAATCGTTCCCTTTCCGCGACGGTATATAAGCCGATATTATGGAACATTGTCAGAAAGAGACAGCTAATAATCGCGCCTAACTATGCAGATAGAAAGGTGCTTTATGTTTATCAGTACAACATGGACAGCGGTATGAAATTAGTTTTCCCTCAACCGGTAAACGACATTTTCGATACACCGGATGGCGCAGTAATGCTGATAGGCAACAGCCTTTACCGTTGGGGCTTCGATTATGCAACCGATAACGGTACGGCAATAACAAGCAAAGTAAAAACTAAAAAGTTTATGTCAAGCAAGAAGTTCATCGTAAGATCGTTTGACTTCTCCCTGGAAAGTGCTTCGGAAGGTAACTTCAATGTAGCAATCGGTGGCAAGACTTTTGCCTATCCTTTGAACAGCACGAAACGTATAAGGCATTTATACGCTGACCTAAAAGAATTTGACGTTACCTTTGAATGTGCAAGCCCTCACGTTATAGACCGTATCTTACTTTATGGCATAGAGGTGTGATGCTGAAATGGAAAACAATTTAAAAACGCTTGAAGAATGGATAAAGATTTACGAAGAAAAAACCGGAGATACCCACACAGTGCCGAAAGGTTTTAAACTGTTGTACCTGCCGGATCGCGGTTATGCTGCCTTCGCCTTTAACAAGGAAGATAGCGCATTGATGATTTATGAAGTCTGCGGCGACGCTAAGTGTGCAGGTACCAACAAATAGCAGAAAAAAATTAAGGTGTAATCATTCTACTGACTGTATAAGTTTAGAAGTTACCAGTAATAACCGGTTTGAGCTAGACCATATTGCAATAGAGGTGGCAGATTTATGATAAACAATGAGCCGATGTATAAAGCGAGAACGTTACAAGAATGGATTGATATGTACGAGAAAAAAACAGGCGATAAAGCAGTATTGCCGGAAGG